TTTGTTGGATTGTAAGGCCCATCGCAAGACTGTGACGGACTATATCAAGTGTCTGATCAAGGCTGGCATCGTTGAAGAGATTGATCCAATTGAGAAGGCCAAAGCTTATCGTTTGATCAAGGATTATGGCGCTGAGGCACCGCGTGTTCGTGTTGACGGCTCAATCATCCTGAATGTTTCCGCAGTCAACAACATGTGGCGCACCATCCGTATGCAGAACGCGCCGTTTACCTATAAGGATTTGGCCTTGTTTGCGGCTACCGACGACTGCCCGATAGCGGACAACACAGCAAAAACATACCTCGGCTTCATTCAGCATTTGCCCTGCATTCGCGTGTTGCCGCACAAAAAGGGGCTTCCCGGTTTGGCGAAATATGCCTTTGTGCGCTCAAAGGATATCGGCCCGAAGGCACCGCAAATTCAGAAGACAAAGCGCCTCTTTGATCCCAACACCAAGAAAGTGGTCTGGGAAGATGTGAAGGAGGTCAAATTATGAGTGATTTGAGCGCAGTTCAAAAAGCAAACATTGCTTGGAAAAATATGCCGGATTGGATTGAGGTTCTCGCCCATGAAGTTGACCAGACCAGTCAGGGGCAGGTTTCCAAGCGCCTTGGAAAGTCTGCAGCCACGATCTCTTTGGTTTTGGGCAAAAAGACAGGGCCAAACTATGAGGTGATGGAGACTACGGTTCGCACCTCTCTGATGAGCAGCTTTGTTACATGCCCTTTTCAAGGTGATGAAATTACGCTGGAAACCTGTTTGCGTAACCAAAGCCATGCCAAGGCAGGCAATCGCCTCAATGGGTTTCGTATTCATATGGCACGAGCTTGCCAAGCTTGTAAGCAATGGAGAGAAAAATGAGCACTCTTTCTGCCCAACTTGAAGACTTGTCAGGCGCTTTAGCTGAGGCCCTTAGTGCCCAAAATCCCAACCTGCTCCGCGCCACAGCAGCGTTAGTAGCCGAACAACTTCAAAAGATTTCAGCCCCAGCTGCGTTGGAGCTGGAGCGCCCTTGTTATCTGCTCGTACATACCGAACAGGAATCAGAAATAGTTCCAATCGATTTGCGCGGCATCATCCCCCATAAAGGAAAAGTGTCATGAGCGTTTCCGCTTTGTCTGAGTGCGATGTGATAATCGCCCGTATTGCCGCACCCGTTGGTAGCCACATTCGCTATTACCCTTCTGAGGAAGATGCCGTGATGGATCGGCCTGTGGTTTTAGAATTTTGGGATAAACCTAGTTTTAAGGAAGCATTTCAGCACGCCCGGAAATTCAAGCACACCGGGCTTCTAAAACGATTTTTAGCTAAGGAGGATTCCGCATGAGCGCATGGACAAAAGCACAAGTGAATTGTGATGGCGTGACCTACTTGGTGAAAGCATTCAACCAGATCGGCACCGTCAGGAGTGGCGAAACCCGTACTGTATTGATCCTCAACATCCCCAATACAGCCCCACTATTTGCGGCCATTGTCGATGTTAAAGGGGACACCTATCGCTTTGTATCCACTCCCAAGGTTATGGATGCCTTTGAAGAGCGCATGACAGCAATTTTACTTGATCACCATAAAGGCCCGGTCACATCCGAGGTCTTGGATTTGGCAAGTGGTATGTGCCTTGCCTGTTACAAACTCAATGAGGTGCAAGATGTGCAAACTACGCAGGTATCTCAAGCGTGAATGGCAATGGCTGAAGAACGCTTTTTTTCCCAAAAAAACACTTAGAAGGTAAATAAAATGACAACACTCGCAGACCTCGAAAACCAATGTGCAGAACTTTCAAAGGCGCGTCTTGAACTGGCAAATGCCTTGGGCCGTTATACAGACGATGAAGCGGAAATTCGCGACAAACATATGGCTGGTATCCGCGAGGCTGCAGAGAAGGTCAATGCCCTGACATCAGCTCTTGAACTGAAGGTGCAGGCCAATAAGAACCTGTTTGAAAAACCCAAGTCTCAGACGTTGCACGGCATCCGCTGTGGCTATGCCAAAAGCAAGGGAAAGATTGAATATCTTGATGATGCTACGGTTGTTAAACGCATTCGTGAAAAGCTTCCAGAAAAAGCAACTGACCTGATTAGTGTGACAGAAAAGCCGATCAAGTCAGCGATGAACGATCTTACACGTACAGAATTGAGCGCCATCGGCGTTTCATTAAGCGGTGGCGGCGATGCCCCGTTTGTTAAACCTGCAGACAGTGACCTCGACAAGACAGTCAAGGCGCTTCTGACAGACGATTAATCTCAAATAAAACGGCCTGCCGATTTTGGAGCTTCGAACAGGCCGTTTCTTTCAAATTGATAAGGAGAAATCTAATGCCTTTAGACGGAAAAGACAAGACACCATTACCCGGCACCCGTGGGAGCGACATGCCACATCCTGTCGATGTGTATGTTGGTCAACGTGTCAAACTGCGGCGCACACTTATGGGTATGACCCAAGGTAAATTGGGGGAAAGCATTGGCCTGACTTTTCAACAGATCCAGAAATATGAGCGCGGTGCCAACCGTGTATCGGCAAGCAAGCTCTGGCAGCTTGGCAACGTCTTGGATGTGCCGATCTCATACTTCTTTGAAGATATGCCGGAAAGTGTGCGTGAGAGTTTCCCCGGTTATATGGGCGAAACGGCTGAAAGCGACATTCCTGAAGAACATCTAACGCTTCACCGTCGTCAAACTTTGGAATTGGTACGTACCTTCTCACGTCTTCAGGATCCAGTTATCCGCAAACGGGTCATTGATGTTGTTCGTGCGATTGCCGAAAGCGAAACAGTGAACGGATGAGGTGAAAAATGTCTCGACAAGACGCACAGCCTTTAAGCCACCAACAAGCCCTGCAACGGCTTTGTGATTGTGCTTTGGCCTGTGCGTCTCGTCAAAGTGATGCCCGTGCTCGTCGGGCATTAAGAGAGGCATGTCAACAAGCGTTAGACTCTTTGAGCGCCCCGGTAATCCCTGACAACTTTGACTACAGGGACGCTGAAAAAGTCGTAATGACATTTATTGAAGCTGGTGGAACTTGGTCGGAGCTGACCGCAGCCGTTAGCCGTCACGCACTGAAAGGAGCGATGAGAAAACATGGTCGCGTTTAATTTTCAAAAACAGTTTGTGCCGATGATTCAGTCCGGCCAGAAGCGCCACACGATCCGCATTGACCGGGCTGATGGTCGTCCTCATGCGAAAAAAGGAGATATGTTGCAGCTTTATACCGGTATGCGCACCTCCGCTTGTGAGAAAATCATCGAAGAAGATGTGAAGTGTGATCGTTACGAGCCGGTTTTCATCACTGAAAGCAATTTCTTTCTCAATGGTGCGCAGCTTTCCATGCAGGAGATTGACTGGTTGGCCCGAAATGATGGCTTTGCCAACCTTATGCACATGATGTCGTGGCTTAAAAATACTCATGAATTCCCATTTAAAGGGGCTTTAATTGGCTGGGAACCTGCCGATGACTTGGGATGGTATTTTCACCCACTGCATCAAAATACCTATGGTGTCATCCTTGCGGATCCAGCATGGCCGTTTGATGTCTGGGGCGATACAAATCCAAAAGATCGCCCTTACGATTGCATGAGCCTTGAAGATATTGCGGCAATGCCGGTTGCCGGGTTGGCAGCAAAAAGTTGCCTTTTGTTCATGTGGACAACATGGTCCCACATGGGGAATGCAACGACAATTATGCGCCATTGGGGCTTTAACGTTGCTACAGGCGGTGCATGGTTCAAGTGGACCAAGCATGGAAAAGAGCATTTCAGCACAGGCCATATTCTGCGTTCGGGTTGTTGTGAACCATTTCTGATTGGTACCCGTGGCAAGCCGGTTATTGCTGATCGCGGATTGCGTAACACCATCCAGACTTTTGAAGAGCAGAATATTATTTCAGCCAAAGTACGCGAACATTCCAGAAAACCAGATGACGTTTATGAAATTCTTGAACGCCTTTGGCCGGGTGCTTTCCGGTGTGAGCTATTCGCCCGTCAAAAGCGTCCCGGTTGGGCCGCTTGGGGTAATCAAAGTGATATGTTTAGTGGAGGCGTAAAATGAGTGCTGCAACGAAGAAAGCAACAGTCAGTCCTCAACGTCGGGGGATGTATGCAAAAATCAACATTGGCAGAAACGATCTTGGCTGGGCGACAGAATTTTACCGAGACTGGCTTGAACAGAACTTTGGGAAAACATCTTTAAAGCAACTGACTTTTGCTGAACTGGAAGATGCTCTGTCTTTGATGAAAGAGGCTGGATTTAAGACCAAGAAGGCCCAAAAGGTACCGCAACGTGCAGGACGTAAACGTCTGGCTGATGGCAAGGTACAGCGAAAGGCCCGTGCATTGTGGCTCTCCCTTTATCACCTTGGTGTCGTTCGTAATCCGAAGGAAGAAGCTTTGGAGAATCATGCAAAGCGCATCTGTCTCGGTGCCAAGGGCAATGAAAATGTGACGTTCCCGCTTCAGGCTATGACGGAATCACAAGCCTATAAGGTCATCGAGTCACTCAAGAAGATGGCAGAACGTGAGGCCAAGGTCAGCTGGGAAGGATATATTGTCCATACAAACGCTGGCCCAACCACCGTTTACAATGGTCGTGCGCGAGTTCTGGAAGCCCAATGGCGCAAGATTTCAGATCATAAGACCACAGGTGGCTTGTCGATTTACGCCACCAAGTTCTCAGATTCACCCTGCCGGATTTCTTACACCATGCTGGACGCTGACGTTGCCGATCGGCTGATTGAGCATTTTGGCAAGAAGATCCGCGAACAGGGGGACGCGCAATGAAAAAGGAAAAAGATCCATTGGTGATCAGAACGCGCATTGAAATCCTCCTTTCCGAAAATGGCGGTGAAATGACCGTTGAAGATTTTGTTAAGGAACACATTCGTCGCGGTTGGGCATTTCCTGATTTCTGCCCGGCCAGCCTTGGATGCGAACCGACTGACATTATTCGTTTTACACCAACACTGAATTAATTAAGGACAACACCAACTATGGATCAAGTCGATCACGCTCAAAAACTCGAACAAGAACATTTGCAACGCGCCCTGTCCACTTTGAAAGGGTCAAGTTCGAAACGTCCATCAGCCACTCACTGCATTGTTTGCAATGACCAGATTCCTGAAGGTCGTCGTCAGGCAATTCCCGGTGTTCAGAAGTGCGTTAACTGCGCTGAGTAGGAGAAAACAAGATGAAGAACCGACTTACAGACCTGAATGACCATCTTTTCATGCAGATCGAACGTCTGGGCGATGAAGATTTGAAAGGCGAGGAACTCGACAGAGAAATCAAACGTGCAAAGGCTGTTGCAGGTGTCGCAGATCAAATTGTAGGAAATGCTCGGGTTCAATTGGATGCGTGTAAGCTTGCCGCCGAATATGGACGAGACGCCGTTGAAAACCTTCCAATGTTACAACAGCCCAAGGAAATCAACTAATGACCCGCAAGACCATAACCTATAGCGAAGAAGAGTTAAGCTGGATTGAGGCACGTAAAGAGATGCCGAGAATAGAGCTTCATGCTGAATTTGTGAAAGTTTTTGGTCGCAGTGAGGTTTCCAAGGACAATCTTCGCAGCCTTTGCAAGCGTAATGGTTGGTACACTGGCAGGACAGGTCAATATTCCAAGGGGAGTGTTCCGGCGAACAAGGGTAAGAAAATGCCCTATAACCCGAACAGCGCACGCACCCGGTTCAAGAAAGGGCAACGTCCCCACAACACTAAGTTTGCAGGGCATGAGCGTGTTTCCAAGGATGGATATGTTGAAATCAGCATAGAAGAAACCAACCCACACACAGGATTTGAACGTCGCTATGTGCTTAAGCACCGCTATTTATGGGAGCAAGCAAACGGTCCGATCCCGGAAGGTATGGTTCTCAAATGCCTGGACGGAGACAAACAGAACCTAGTCCTTGAGAATTGGAAATTAATCCCAAGAGCCATGCTGCCAAGCCTGAACAAATGGCATGATTATGACAATGCACCCGACGATCTGAAGCCAACCGTTATGGCTATCGTTGAACTGAAACACAGCGTTTCCCAACGTCAGAAAGCAGAATTTAAAAAATGACCGATAATCAGCAACAATCAATCGCAGGGCTGCCGCCGTTGCTTGCAGAATTTGCAAGAGCAACGTCAGTCGGTCTTGCCTTGCGATTGGCGGCTGATTATGGCGGACAGCGCAAATATATACCGGAAGGGTCTACCAGACTTGCCGATGATCATTGGCTTGTCCAATGTGTCGGCAGAGATGCTGCAAAAGTGATGTCAGAAATGCGCGGTCGTGAATGGGTGGAAATCCCTAATGCCGCTTTTTATAAATCTAAGAAGTCCCTCATTGCCCGTGCACAGGGTTCAACCAATAAGGTTGCAAAAGAGTTTGGCGTCACTTCACGCTGGGTTCGAATGGTCCGTGCACCGTATGGTGATGAAAAACAATCAGATTTGTTTTCAGACCCGGAAGATGACTAATAAGACGGGCATTGACAAATCCAACGCTCTGGTAAATGCTCCTGAAACACCTCTTTGAAGAGATGGACCGGAAGTACTTCCGCGCTGATTAGCCCCCATAATCCGAGCATGATGCCTGCACCTATTACATTGAGGTTGCAGGCATGTTTTCTTTCGACACAAACGTACTTCCGATTATTCATAAACATGAAGGTGGCTTGTCCGATCGCGCCAGTGATCCGGGCGGCATTACCAATTTCGGGATTTCCCTTCGTTTTCTGAAGAAAGCTGGTTTGCTTGATCTGGATGGCGACGGCTTCATGGATGGCGATCTTGACTTCGATGGTGACATCGATGCCGACGACATCCGGGCAATGACCTTGGAGGCGGCGGGTAAAATTTATTTCCATCACTGGTGGGAAAAATACCGCTATGGCGACTTGCCGTGGCCTGTTTCCGGTAAGGCCGTAGACCTTTCAATCAACATGGGAAGCTTTCAGGCGCACAAGTGCCTGCAACGTGCTGTGCGCGCTGCTGACGGCCCTAATTTGGTTGTTGATGGTTTGATCGGTTCTCGCAGCCGTCAAGCGATTGCGTCTCTTGATTCTGTCGTTATGCATGGGGCGTTGTGTTCTGAAGCTGCCGGTTTTTATCGCTCGCTGACGAACAGCCGCCCGGATCTGGCTGAATACCTCAATGGTTGGCTTAACCGTGCTTACTCACAGGAGTTTCTTCATGTCCAAGTCCATTAAGAGCCTTATGGCTCTTGCGGTTCTTTGCGTGTCGTTGGTTGTCGGATTGGCAGCCTGTGACACTGTCCGCGATAAAGTATTCGGCCCGGCTGAAACAGCCGATCTTCGTGCCTATCGCGCTTTTCTGATCTACGAAGGTCTGGCCACCCTTGCTCAGCCCTCTGAAGAATTTCGCAATGCAGACCTTTCGGCGCGATCGGCGATTGAAAGTTTGCGTGATGTTACCTTTAACGGTCAAGATACGACCTTGGCCCTTGACCAGACCCGGTCAGCCTTGCGTCTTTATGCCGCCGCTCTGGCTGCAAAAGATGGGATCAGTATTGTCGGCCTTGATCTAAAAACATCGGTTTTCAAACTCGCTACACAGGCCCCAAAGTTGGGTAAAGAGGCCATTCATGTGCGACGGCAGATGCGATCTCTTGATCAGGCAGGTCGAGACCCTACCGGGGATGAATGGCAGGAACTTTTAACCCATGTCAACCAACTTCATGCGCAAATTCAAGGGAATTTGTAATGGAACTGGCCAGTCCCACACTGATGGTCAGAGCGCGTCGTTATGCGTCTCTGGCCGAGCTGGCCTATGATGACAATGATGTTGTTGAGCAGGCCGTTTCCGCTTTTGGCTATTCAGGCATTCATTTTTTTGATCGTGATGGCGTGCAAGCCTTTATGGTGCATGATGATCAGGTGGTAATCGTTGTGTTTCGCGGAACTGAGCTACAAGATCCACGCGATATTCTAACCGATCTTAAAATCCGCAAACGTGATTTGTCTGCTCAAGGTCGTGTCGGTCGCGTTCATCGAGGCTTTTCTCAAGCTTTGGATAAAATTTGGGATGATGTTGAACAGGCGATTGCCGATCTTTCGGGAAGTCAATATCTGATGATGACCGGTCATAGCCTTGGTGGCGCACTTGCCGTTCTTGCTGCAAATAGGATCGGAGAAAGTCGTCCAGTCGGCCTTATGACCTTTGGGTGCCCTCGTGTTGGTGATACTGAATTTTGTGCAGCCGTGGCCAATCGTCACCCCGGTCAGCATATGCGCTTTATCAACGGGGCCGATGTTGTGCCCATGTTGCCGTTCTTTGTGCTTGGCTACCGTCATAGCGGAACCCTTTGTTACATCGACCGCAAAGGGCAGATCATCCTGAAGCCTAATTTCTGGCAAGTTTTTTTGGATCGTAGCATTGAATTGTTTACGGCGTGGAAAGAAGGGTTTGACGGCTTTTATCCGGTTCAAATGCTTAAAGATCATTCTATCAAGGAATATTGCCGCTTTCTCAAAGGAGGGCGGCGCGTATGGACTGGGAAATGATCGCCGTTTTTGTTGCTATATTCATCGCGTGGAACGCTTTTCTTGTTGGGATCATCCGGTATTTCATCGTTCGCTCTGTGGCTGGAATGGATAAGAAATTCGACGATATCGAAAGCGATATGGAAAAAGAAGCTGCCCGCCGCCGTGAACTTGAAACCCGACTACATGATCTTGAAACGGATTTGCCCAACCGATTTGTCCAACGGGAAGACTGGATCCGTTTCTCAACTGTGATCGATAAAAAAATGGACAAACTTAACGAAAAGCTCGACGGAATAAAGGATTGGGTGCATGCACGAAGTTGATCTCGAAAAGGCAAACCGGGAAGAAACCCGGTGGCGGATTTTACGCATTCTGGATGCTGGTCGCCCGACCAGTGTCTCTGAAACTGTGATCTTCAGAGCGTTGTCAGATGTTTCTCTAGCGGTCACTCCGGCTCAATTGCGCAGGGAACTTGATTACCTTCGCGATAAGAAACTGATTGAACTGACGAACGAAGAAACCCCGGTCTGGGCAGCCGCCTTGACGGGTGTCGGTGTTGATGTGGTGGAATACACGATCGCATGTCCGGCCGGTATTGCTCGTCCCAAACAATGGGCCTAAGCAATGCCACCTCGTTCAAAAATTGACACCTTGCCAACTAAAGTGCGTGAGCAGTTGGAAAAGAAGCTGATCTCCGATGGGTTTCGTGATTATGCCGAGCTGTCTGCATGGCTCCAGGAACTTGGCTTTGAAATCAGCAAGTCGGCAGTTCATCGCTGGGGGCAAAACTTTGAAGATCGGGTGCGAAGCCTTAAAACCATCACTCAACAGGCCAAGGCTGTAGTCGAAGCCAGCCCAGATGAAGACGGGGCAGTCAACGATGCCCTGATCCGTCTTGTGCAGGAAAAGGTCTTCACGCTTCTGATTGATTTTGAGATTGATCCTGAAAAGGTCGACATCAACAAATTAACCCGATCTGTCGCTGATCTGGCAAGGTCAAGTGTGTCTCAGAAAAAGTTGGCAGCCCAAATCAAAAAAGAGATGCGTGAAGAGCAGCTTTCCAAGATTGAACATGCTGTTGAAGCTGGAGACTATAGTCGTGAAGCTGCAGCTGAGGCAAAACGCATTATGGGGTGGGATGAATGATCCCAGAAAGCAACCACTCTCAAGATAAAGTCATCGACTTTCACAAATATCAGCGACTTTGGTTGAAAGACAAAAGCCGTTTCAAGATCGGTATGTTCTCCCGCCAGTCAGGTAAGACATTTACAACCTGCGCCGAGATCGTTGAAGACTGTATTGACCATGAAATCGAAGGAAAAAGAACCCGCTGGGTTATCCTGTCTCGTGGGGAGCGTCAGTCTAAGGAAGCTATGGATGAGGCAATCAAACCGCTGATTAAAGCGTTTTATCATGTCTACAACGCGGTCCTGAAACACAAGCGGGATCCGGAAGTGCGAGAATATGACTATGTTGTAGATAAAGGCAAAGGTATAACAGCGACCTACAAAGCTCTTGAGGTTACATTCCCGTCAGGTTCACGCATTACAGCTCTTCCCGCTAACCCAGATACGGCGCGGGGCTTTTCAGCCAATGTGCTTCTTGATGAATTTGGTATTCATGCTGATAGTCGTGAAATTTGGGGTGCGCTTTTCCCTGTAATCTCTAAAGGTGGCCTCAAATTACGGGTTGTTTCTACACCTAAAGGAAAAGGCAATAAGTTCTATGATTTGATGACGGGAGGCCCCGGCTGGGAAGCGCGCGGTCTTAACACTCCAGCTCCAGATGAAGATGGCTGGAGCCGCCATATCACGGACATTTATAAAGCTGTGGATCAGGGGCTCCCTCGTAACATTCAGGAACTTAAGTCCGCCTTGCGCGACGATGATGTCTGGTCGCAGGAATATGAGCTGCACTGGTTGGATGCCGCATCGGCTTGGCTTGATTACGATCTCATTTCATCCGTTGAGCACCCTTTAGCTGGACGTCCTGAACTTTATGCAGGCGGTCCGGTTTATATTGGGAACGATATTGCGGCCAGAAACGATTTGTGGGTTGCTTGGGTTCTGGAGCAAGTCGGTGACGTGCTCTGGACTCGGGAAATCTCCATATTGAAGCGTGCTAGTTTTGCGTCACAGGATGCGGAAATGGACCGCCTCGTTATGTATTATCGGATGCTTCGATTGATGATGGACCAAACTGGCATGGGTGAAAAGCCGGTTGAAGACGCTATTCGCCGTTATGGTGCCACACGAGTTGAAGGTTTACTGTTCACGAACAGTAATAAGCAAATGCTGGCACAAACCATCAAGCAAACATTTGATGATCGTAAAATTCGCATTCCTGCTGCGCGTCCGGAACTTCGGGCCGATCTCCATAAAATTAAGAAAACCACTGGGGAAACAGGTATTCCTCGTTTCGTTGCAGACAGTGATGCCGATGGGCACGCTGATCGTTTTTGGGCGGGTGCTTTGGCTTGTCAGGCTGCGCAGACCCAGTATCAACCATATTCTTATCAAGCCGTGAGGCCGAGTGAAGACGGACTGGATCGCCATATCCGGTTAACCGCTGGTTTTAACGCACGCAAAGGACTTCTATGATGGACAATAAAAAGGTTGTTCTTTACGGGCCTGATGGCCTGCCGATTAAACGTCAATCTTTGACAAAAGAGATTGCGGCCCCCAGTTTGACAGGCGTTCGTAATGCTTGGTCGCCGACCGTTGCTTCTGGCCTGACCCCGGACCGACTGGCTACGATTATGCGTGCCGCTGCTGAAGGTGATGCCCATGATTATCTCGTGCTGGCTGAAGAAATGGAAGAACGCGAAATACATTATCAGTCGGTATTGGGTACCCGCAAGCGTGCGATCGGTAGTGTTGAGATGGCAATTGAACCGGCATCCGATGCGCCAAAGGACAAAGAAATTGCGGATGCGGTTCGCACCCACATCCTGCATGACCCCAACTTTGTTGAAATCCTTGACGATCTTCTGGATGCCTTGGCCAAAGGATACAGTGTCGCCGAAATCGTTTGGAAGCGTGGCCGGTTCTGGACCGTTGAACGATATGAATACCGCGATCCTCGTTTTTTCACGTGGGACCGGGAAACAGGCAAACAGATCCGTTTAATTGATGAAAGTAATCCGCTCGGCATTCTCTTACCGTCGTATCGGTTCATTACCCACATTCCCCGCCTTAAATCCGGTTTGCCGATCCGTGGTGGTTTGGCTCGATTGGCGGCGATGGCCTTCATGTGTAAAAGCTATACGGTCAAGGATTGGCATGCATTTTTGGAAGTCTTCGGGATGCCGCTGCGCCTTGGCCGTTACGGTCCTAACGCAACGCAGGATGACATTGATGTCCTTGTCCAGGCGGTGGCTAATATCGGCACTGATGCGGCGGCGATCCTGCCTGAAGGCATGCGCATTGACTTTGAACAGGCTGCTCAGGGAGGTGGTGCCGGTAATGGCGCTGCCGTTTTCCAATCAACCGCTGAATGGTGGGATCGCCAGATTTCCAAAGGCGTTCTCGGACAAACGGCCAGCTCTGAGGGAACTCCGGGTAAGCTTGGCAATGAAGACAGTCAGGAAGACGTGCGTCGTGACATTTTAAGATCAGACTGCCGCCAGCTTGCCTTGACGATCAATAGGGATTTAATTCGCGCTTTTGTTGATATTAACTTCGGCGCACAGGAATCCTATCCGACCTTCTCTATGCCGGTGCTTGAGCCTGAAGATATCGCGCTGATTATTGAAGCACTGGACAAGTTGGCAGACAAGGGGCTGACAGTTAAAGCCTCGGAGGTTCGGGCCAAACTTGGTTTCTCTGACCCTCAAGCAGGCGATGAAGTCATCGGTAAGAAAGCTGAGGAAGCCTCGGCACCTAAGCCCGATATGGAAAAGGCGGCAAACCGTTCTCAAAAAACTGTCAGCATTGATGATGAAATCGAAGAGCTTGGACTTGAAAACTGGCAAGCGCAAATGCAGCCGGTTATTGATCCGATCGAAGAGCTTTTCAATAACTCGGAAAATTTCGAAGATGTCCTTCAGGGGTTACGCGGTTTGGAAATGGATATGGAAACCATGATCCGAAGTTTGGCAGCAGCCACCTTTAAAGCATATGTTGCAGGGGATGCCGATGCCGACTGAACATGAAAAGCCGGGTTTCAGTTTTGGCCAAGGACCATCTCCAGAAGTTCTGAATTACATCAAACAAAAAGGCTGGAAGATCGGCTTCAGCTACAAGGATGTTTGGGGAGACGAACACGCATTTGCCTTTACAGTGGCCAAAGCTATGGAAAAGGACATACTTGTCGCGATCCGTGAGGCGATTGAACAGGCCATAGAAAACGGCATAACCTTTCAACAATTCAAGAAAGACCTAACTCCAACCCTTCAAAAGCTTGGATGGTGGGGGCAAGAAATGATGAAAGATCCTTTGACAGGTGAAATCATAAAGGCGCAATTGGGAAGCCCTCGACGTTTAAAAGCCATTTATCGGGCAAATATCCGAACGGCTAGATCGGCTGGGCAATACCAACGAGCCTTACGTACAAAAAAAGCGTTGCCTTATTTCATTTATGAATTAGGGCCAAGCGAAACACACCGCAAAGAGCATGAGGCAATGGCTGGTACCGTTGCAGAAATTGAGGATCCAATTTGGGATGTCTGGATGCCCTCCAATGGCTGGGGATGTAAATGTCGGGTTCGCCAGATCAGTGCTGCCGAAGTTAAACGTCGCGGCTTAAAAATTGGTACCCCAACCATAGACACTGTGAAATGGACAAATGAGCGAACTGGTGAAGTTCTACATGTCCCCAAAGGTATTGATCCGGGGTGGGACAATAATCCGGGAAAGGCAAGGGCTGATGTATTGGCGAAGAAATTAGCAGATAGTACGAAAATTTTTGACCAATTAGAAAAGCCGTTTTAATGCCTCTGTAGGCGCGTTGCAATTTTTACCGATGACGTTTGGGGCAAATTCTTTAAACGGCTTTTTAAAGGGGTGTGAGGGGCAGGAGCGGCTATGAGGGAGAAGAAGTAAGATAAGTTGTTATAAGGTTTTTTAAAACATCACTTGCCACATTTAAGCCCTGACCTTTGATTTTATCAAGCCATTCTGGTTTTGCAGCTGTTAAATTTTCAGCGAACTCTTGACCATCAAAAGTTAAACGAGCAACAAGCCTAGCAGTATGCGGCAGTGTACCAACCCTGGTTTCTTTAGAAGCACTATCTCGACTAGTAACATAGCCCTTATCCTCCAGGAGACCAAAGTGGAAGTCAAAAATTCTGCTGCCTTTAGATCTCCGCAATTTTTCAAAACCCGTTGGGTAAGGAATCTCAATTATGTCATCCGCGAGAAATAATGGAAATAGATCATCTTTCAGATAGTCGTAATCAATCTTCATAACAAACCCTATTAACTGTTGGGGTGGAAGTGCTTCCGCGTCTAGGTTTCAGCGGGCTGTCACCATAATGACCCCATGAAACAGAAAAGCACAAGCACCAATTTTCACATTGCACTTAACACCGATGCAACCGGGAACGCACCGGAATGGGTTGAACTCATTCCTGCCGGACCGCTGATCACCGGTTACGACAAACGGCAATGGTTCCACGACCAACCTGATGCAGTTGTTAATTTCTTTAAAGAAAGCAACCGCCCTCTGATCATCGACTATGAACATGCGACCGAGCACAAGGCCCCTCTGGGAGAACCGGCACCGGCTGCAGCTTGGGTCGAGGAGATGGAGGTTCGTGACGGTGGGTCTGTTTGGGGCCGCGTGATCTGGACGCCTAAAGGCAGCCAAATGGTGAAGGACAAGGAATATCGCTTCCTGTCTCCAGTGCTTCTCTTTTCCAAGGATGGCAAACGACGCATTGGCGGTATCGATTCAGTCGGTCTCGTCGGTCAGCCTAATCTCACGTCATTGAAAGCACTTAATCGTGCTGAAACACCAACTCAGGAGATGTCAATGGATCTTTCAAAGGTCTGTGCGGCTCTTAAATTGGTTGATGGTGCAAATGAGGATCAGATCCTCGGTGCGATCAACGCGATTAAGGATGACCGCGACAAGGCATTGAATGCTTCGCAAAAAGGCCCGGACCTTGAAAAGTTCGTTCCCCGTGCGGACCATGATGCTTTGAAAAAGGAACTCAACTCTTCTCAGGCACGTATTGCCGAGCTGGAGAGTGCCGATCGCAACAAAGAGATTGATGGTGTCATCGATCAGGCTTTGACCGACGGCAAGATCGTTCCGTCCACTGCCGACTATTACCGCGAACAGTGCCGTTCCGAAGGTGGTCTCGATAAGTTCAAGGACTTTATTAAGGCCGCGCCGGTTATCGGTGCGCCGTCCGGGCTGGAAGGCAAAGAGCCGAACAAGTCGGATACGTTGACCAGTCTTGAAAAAGAACTCTGTTCACAAATGGGACTGACCGAAGACGAATTTCGTGTTGCCAATAAGGAGATTGCGTAATGTTGAACGCCGATCGCAATACACCGTCTCGTGGCGGCATTGATCACGCCGATCCTGTTGCTGCCGGTACTGTTATCCGTGCAGGGGCTCTTACCGCTCTGAACGCAAACGGATTTCTCGTGCCGGGTTCAACAGCTGTCGGGTTGACTAGCCGTGGCCGCGCATTGGAAACAGTCGACAATTCAAACGGTTTGGATGGTGACCAAACCGCCCATACCGACAAAGGCACATTTCGCTTCAACAACCACGATACGGACGTGATCACGCGAGCTGATATCGGTGGCACAGCCTACATCGTTGATGATGAAACGGTCGCTGTCAATGACGGTACAGGAACACGATCTGTGGCTGGAAAAATCGACGACATCGATGACCACGGTGTCTGGGTAACGGTTTAAGGCCGCGTTTCAAATTTCGAAAAGGATTAATTTCATGCTGATTAACGGCACGAATATCACCGCACTGAACCGGACGTTCAATGCGGCTTTCCAAAGAGGCATTGCTGGTGTCAGTTCGCCGGACTGGGAAAAAATTGCAACCAAGGTTTTGTCAACCACCGGACAAAATGACTACGGATGGCTCGGCGATTGGCCGGAAATTCGTGAATGGGTTGGTGAGCGCGTTCTCAAGCAATTGGCGGCTTGGGATTATGCAATCAAAAACAAAAAATTCGAAAATACAGTTCGTGTTCAACGCACGGACATTGCGGATGACAATCTGGGCCTCTACGGTCCTCGGTTTGAAATGCAAGGCAACCGAGTTGCTAATTTTCCGAATAAGCTTGTTTTTCAGGCTTTGGCAAACGCCTTTACTGGCCTTTGTTACGATGGGCAGGCGTTTGTTGATACTGATCATCCTGTCCAAGACAGTAATGGCGGGACTAAAACAGTTTCGAACTTCGGCGGTGGAACTGGCGATGCATGGTTCCTGATGATCAACAAGTTGCCGTTGAAGCCGATCATCTATCAGGAACGTGAAAAGTTTAAATTCACGGTTATTGAAGACCCCAAAAACGATCACGTCTTCATGCGTGATGAATACCTGTATGGCGTCGATGGTCGTTGCAATGTCGGCTATGGCTTGTGGCAGTTCGTCTATGGTTCAAAACAGCCGTTGACCGCAGCCAATTATAAGGCCGCCAAAGATGCTATGGCTGCGGTTCTGGTTGATAGTGAAGGCGAGCCGCTGGGATTGGGGCCGGATACTCTTGTTGTTGGCAAAAGCAACAAGGCTGCTGGTCGTCAGGTCATCAAGGCTCCGCTGATCAATGGTGGTGAGTCCAATATCTGGTTCGAGGATGTTGAACTCATGGAAACTGATTGGTTGAAGTAAGGGGGGAATGACATGGCAAAAACGATCACTCTGGCATCCCTTTCTGCAAAAGGTCACTGGCGCGGCGGCATCTTTCATGCAGCTAAAGCGACATCGTATGAAGTTAGCGAATTCACGGAAGAACAATTGGGGTTGTTTGATGCCGATCCCCGTTTGAACATCGTCCGTGATGTGGATGGGGCATCCATTGAGCCGGAAATGTCATCCGTTTCAACCTTGGTCGGTTCCTCCAGTCTTCCCGCCGTCATTCAGATCGCAGACAAGATCAATCTGCAGCTTGGTGAGCTTGTTGCCTTCGCTCAACAACAATCCGGAATGGATGAACCAAGCTGGAATGGACTTGAAGAAGAAGAACGTGATGTTTTGCTGGCTTCTTCTCTGGACCTTTTGAAGGCAACGGCAACCGCTGCCTTTGAGAAGAAAGGCAAGCCGACCGTGGACAAGGTCGTAGAGGCTTTGAAAGCTCTCGGTGTTGAAGATGCGAACGTGAGCGGTGATGTTCGCGATGCGGCTTTCGCTGTTTTCAAGGACGTGGACTTCAAAAACTGAATCCTCAGCAGAGTGGGTGGCGCCACTCATTATGTGAGCCTGACAGCCGGGAAAGACCGGCACCCTTTTCACCTTAATCTAACGAGCCTTTAATGTATGCAACCCAGCAAGATATGATCGCGAAAGTCGGAGAGGACGCTTTGTTCGTCGCTGCTGATCGCGACGGTGATGATATTCTCGACACCGTCGCCATCGATAGTGCGTTGACCTCTGCTTCAGCCGAAATCGATAGCTATCTAGCTGTGCGTTATCCTTTGCCCCTGCCGATAGTGCCCGAGATTGTTAAAGACCTATGCGTCTGGATCGCACTTTATAAGCTGTGCCTTAATACCCCAGCCATGACCGATGATCTGAAGGATCAATACAACAATTCAATTTCTCATTTGAACCGGATTGCAAACGGAAAAGCCGCTCTTGATTTACCGAAACAGCAAAGCCGACCGCCCAAGCCAGTCGTTCTGGCCGGACCTGATCGTCTGTTCACTCGTGACAAAATGAGGGGGCTTTAATGGTTGGTATTCGTTTTGAGTATGATCTCAAAGAAGAGGCAATTCTTCAGGAACGTTTGAACAAACTTGCTGGCCTAGATGTTCAAAAAGACTTTCTTGGTGACCTTGGTGCTCTGGTTGAAAGTCAAACACGCAGACGCCTTTCTGAAGAGAAAGAAAGCCCGGACGGGGTAGCATGGGTTGAATGGTCCGATCAGTACGCCAACACCCGTCACAGTGGACATAGCTTGCTTGAAGGTGAAGGCGATCTGATCGACAGCATTGATAACTTTGTAGAAAACAATGCGGTTTCTATCGGTTCCCCTTTGGTTTATGCCGCCATTCAACATGCTGGCGGCGAAGAAGTTGGTAAGGATATTCCTGAACGTCCATATTTAGGTTTATCTGAAGATAACAAAAAAGAAATTTCAGGTGCTCTTGAGAGCTTTATTGAAGGGGCGTTGTCATGAAACTCGTCAACCTTCAAGAAGCCATTAAAAAAGCGTTCCAACAACGCTTGCCAGACATGAGTGATCATATCGATATCCATCCCGGACGTTTTTCCGTTGAAGAACTGACTGATATGGCAATCAAGGCACCTGCCTTGCGGTTTGCGATCTTGGCAATGAGTAAAGGCAAGGCCGTTGGGACTGGAGAGATTGACCGTGATGTCAAGTTTGCCGCCTTTCTTATCACAGATGATAAAAAGGGGCTGACCCGCACTGAGGCAGCACTCAATATCGTTGAAGATATTATCACCTTTTTGCCAGGACAAACGTTTGATCTTCCTGAAGCTGAAAAGGGTCATATTGGCGGCTTGTTTCCCATTGAGGAAGAGGCAGTCGGTGAGGCACAAAACCTACATTCTAAAAAATTGGGACGTAGAAACGTTTCAGTGTGGGGCATCGCTTGGACGCAAAAGATCCGTTTCGGTGAAAATGAATTTGCCGATAGCGGTATCCTGCCCTCCGGTCTTTATGTCGGCCAGTCCCCTGAAATCGGTGAGGATCATATTGATGATTATGAACTCATCACCGTTGGGGGTGAGTGATGTCAGCTCTCGAAGAAGCCCTCTATCAGATTACGGAACTGGAACGCCGTCTCGCCAATATGGTGACGATCGGAAAGGTCGTGGAAGCGGAATACACCCCGCCGCGTTGCCGTGTACAGATTGGTGACATCAAAACCGGCTGGTTGGATTGGGGTGTAGAGCGCGCCGGTCTTGACCAGACATGGAAGCCTTTTGAAGTGGATGAGCAAGTTCTCGTGTTCAGCCCAAACGGTGATTTGACACAAGGTATTATTGTTAAATCCCTTTACCAAACCGCGCACTCGGCCCCGGCAAATGCGGTCGATATCACCCGCACAAAATTCAAGGATGGAACGGTGATTGAGCATGACCGTGCATCCAGTATCTATTCTTTGTCCATTCCGGCAGGCGGCAAGTTCTCTGTCACAGTCGGAGGTTCCACTTTGGAAATCACGAATGCCGGTTGGACGGTCAACACGCCGGATGTTGACTGGACGGTGGGAGGATAAGCCATGCCGCCAGTCACTTTAAAAGGACATATTTGCACCGGACACGGTTGCTATCCGCCCCGCCCAAGTGCCCAAGGCGAACCACATTTTCGCATCAACGGGATTGAGGTGCATTTACAAACCCATGCGTGGTCGGCGCATGGCTGCGCAACCTGTCCGCCTCACGCCAGCGTGTTAGCTGCCGGGGCGGCAGAATTTCGCATTAACGCAAAACAAATCGGGCGGATCGGAGACCCCGTCGCCTGTGGTTCAAGCGTTGCCCAAGGGGTAAACGCCTTTCGAGTGGAGAACTAAAATGACACCAAACACCAAAGATTACATCCTTCTGGTGAAGATCCCGCGCCTTGGTGAAAAGGACGCAACCGTCAAGTTGACGGCGAAGCAGGCCAAATACTTGCTGTTGGAAGGCAAGATCAAACTCAAAGACGCTGCGAGCAGCAAAACCAAGGCAAAGGCTTAATTTATGCAAGGCATGTCCATCAGTTCTGGAAAGGCATTGTCGGGTACCGAACACCTCATTCAATCCATTGAGGACGTTCTATCCACGCCGATCGGTACCCGCGTTATGCGCCGGGATTACGGATCACGCCTGCCTGAACTGATTGACGCGCCGCTGAATGAAAGCACAACAATTGAGATTTACGCCGCCACCGCCGTTGCATTGAAACGCTGGTTGCCGGTTATCCGGCTCAGCCGGGCCTTCGTTGCCCAGATGAGCCGAGGCGCGATGGTTCTGGATTTAGACGTTTACGACAAAGAGCGTCAGCAAATGCTTAAACTGGAAGGGGTGCGGATCAAATGACCACTTATACCGACATCAATCTACAAGACCTTCCGGCACCGGATGCAATCAAGAATGTGGATTATGAATCTATCCTGCAAACGGCCAAAGACAAGTTTGCGGAATTATCCCCGGAAACAACCGCCCTTCAATCTGAAGCTGACCCTTCTGTCAAAAATATGGAAGTTGCATCCTATCTGGCGATGGGCAACCGACAAGAGGTCAATGACGGTGTGCGCGCCGTTATGGTTGCCTTTTCGAAAGGCAGTGATCTTGATCATCTTGCGGTTCCGTTTCATTTAAAACGTCTGGTCATTGATCCCGGCGACCCGGATGCCACACCACCCATTGCCCCAACAATGGAAAGTGACGACGATTTCCGCGAACGCATTGCTCAATCCCCTGAAGGATACAGTGTGGCCGGTCCGCGTGGGGCTTATGAGTTTCATGCCGGATCGGCTTCAGGGGATGTGAAAGACGTATTGGCTGAAAACTCAGGCCCGGCCCAAGTCACGGTCACTGTTTTATCCCACACCGGGAACGGAACGGCGAGTTCGGAGCTTTTGGATACGGTTGCCGCCCGACTGAATGATGAAGACGTGCGCCCCCTTGGCGATCAAGTCACCCTGCAAAGTGCCGGTATTTTGGAATATTCTGTGGTTGCGGAACTTTCCTTTTATAATGGCCCGGATAAGTCCGTGGTTTTTGCCGAAGCGCAAAACCGCTTGAACACATATATTCAAAAACAACATCGCCTTGGCGGTGAAGTTGTGGATGACGGAATTAAAGCGGCCCTTCGACCAACCGGGGTGAAGAAAGTAAATTTAAGCGATTGGTCCGATATTGTGGCAGGGCCAACCGAGGCTCCTTATTGCATCAACGTCACTGTAAGCATGGCAGGTGCATAAATGACCAGTTTATTGCCACCTAACGCCACCAAGTTTGAATTGGATCTGGAAACAACGGTTCAGTTTATCAGTCGGGTTGACGTGCCGATTGCCAAACTTTGGAACCCTTGGCTCTGCCCTGTTGAGCTTTTGCCTTGGCTTGCTTGGGCGCTGAGTGTTGACGACTGGTCATCAAACTGGCCGGAAAACGTCAAGCGGCAGGTGATTGCCGAAAGTGTCGTTATTCACCGTTTAAAAGGCACCGTCGGTGCGGTTAAACGCGCCATGTCTGCCCTTGGCGTTCAGGTGGATCTGGTTGAATGGTGGCAGGACGGCAGCACACCGGGCACTTTTAAAGTAACAGCATGGTCTCACGAAAATCTGACGCCAGATAACGATACGATTTTATCGGCTGAACTGCTCGCACAACTGATCAAGGCGATTGAAAATACGAAACCTGTTTCGCGGACTTTTTCCTTACGTCTCGGTGCGTTGTTTCGCGACGGGATCACGATGGCCAGTGCAAGCCGGGTTCTTTCGACCGTACAAACATCGGCCCGTGCAAAATTACCCGCTTTAGACGGTGCAAACGGGATCAACGTGGCGGCACTCACCAAGATCAACAGTGTTGAACGCACGTCCGCAAAACTGGCCCTTGCACCGCTTTCCTCCCTTACATCGCTCAATACCGCCTGTACCGTGCGCGGGTTGAGCATTTGTCAATTTTCTATGGAGCTGACATGACGACTTTAATTCCTGTTATTACCGAAGCCGGGTTGGAAGCGGTTATGGATGCCGTCGGGGAAAATAAATCCGTTCAACTGACCCATATCGTTTTTGGCGATGCCAGCTACGAACCCGTTTCCACACAAACCGCACTGGCCTCACCACATTTGCAGGTGCCTTTTGCATCCAGTTCAAAAATTGATGGTGCGCAAATCCATTTTGAAATGCTGGCAGACGGACCGGAGGAATTCTATGTCCGCGAAGTCGGGTTTCTAACGTCTGACGGTGTCTTGCTCGCGGTTTGGAGTGAGCCGGGGCGCACCCTCACGTTCAAATCAAAAGATGGGCAACTAATTCTTAAATTTGATCTGGCTGTCAACGCCCTGCCCGCAAATTCAATCACTATTCAAGGTGATGGGGTGCCGCTCAATCTTTCGATGGCCTCCGAACTGATCCGTATGGCGACTGCACTGGTCAAAACCATGCACCGTGAAATCAAGATGCACAAACGCATGAAACTGTTGGAGATTAAATAATGACGATTGAAAATGCCGTCAACGAATTGACCACCGCTGTTACCGCTTTGACCGAAGAAGTCACCGGCAACAACGACACCATGACAGAATTTGCCGCCCAAGGGCCATATCCGGCTTTTAATAGCACAGGTTCTCTTGGGCGGTCTGATAAACGTTATGCTGTTGGATATGTAAATACAATTGAAGCAACAACGCTCAATTGTCAGACGATCAATGCAGGGGGTAATGGCCTATATAACGGTTACGTGAAAACCAATGCTCCGGCGGGTTTTTTCAAATACTTTGGTGTGACGACGGATGGTTCTCCGCGTTGGGATTGGGGGGCATCCAATGCTCCTGAAACAGGTGGCAATGTTGGCTCAAACTTTTTCATCACCGCTTTTGATGACAATGGATATTTTAAAGCCACACCGTTTTCGATTGATCGCGCCACTGGAAATATTGGCATTGATGGTGCAGCGGATGCCCCTCAATCTTCACTCCATGTCCATACCATCGGCGATAAACATACGCAGATTATTTCAAATGATAATGCCAATTGGGCACCGTCATTGGTCTCCGCAGATAATGAATCCTTCGCAAATATCATTCAATATTTGCGTTGTATGCGCCCGGCGAGTGGTTCTTACAGTTTTGCCGAGTACGTTGCTGACTACAATGGTACCCCGGATTGTAAAATTCGTTTCACCGATACAGGCAATATCCAGATCGACGGGGCTGTTTCTACACCCGCAGCCGATTACGCAGAATTGTTTGAATATAGCGATGAAAACCCTGATGAAGAAAACCGAGCAGGTTGGTCTGTTACACTTGATAACGGTAAAATCCGTCAAACCGAGAGCGGCGAAACACCCATCGGTGTTATCACGCGCCGTGCCGGTATTATCGGTGACGCGGGGGATTTGAGCTGGAAAGAAAAATTCCTCAGTGATGTATTCGGCGCGCCTCTTTTTGAAGACTATCAAGTTGTCCAGTGGGACGAAGTTATCGAAGACACAGCCGAAGTTACCATTCACGATTATATCGAGGTGACCGAAAATGTTACCAAGACTGAAATTCAGGATGGCAAGGCTGTTTTGGTCACGGTGCCGGTTACTTCAAAAAAATACAAATACACATATTATCCCGTCTTTGATGAAAACGGCGTCGCGGTTCTTGATGACGATAACAAAGCTGTTCTTCATGCCGAACCCGTTATGGTCAACAAGACAATTGTGACAGGCACAAGAACGATCCCTCATTCCCACGCCGTTGATAATCTACCGGCTGACATTCAAGTCCCCGATGATGCGCAATATTCAACGCAAACGCGGCGCAAACTTAATCCTGATTTTGATCCAAACCTCGACTACATCCCGCGCACAGACCGCCCCGAATGGGACACAGTCGCCCTTCTTGGCAAGGTCTTTATCCTCAAAGGCGAACAGACTGCCCCGAACTGGGTCAAATTGCGCGATATCTCCGACACCGTCGAAGAATGGCTGATCCGCTAACTTCCCCACTTTCGAAAGGTACAAATAAATGGGCCTAGATTTTTTACACGGCATTGAGACACTGGAAGACGACAGCGGTTCGCGTCCGATCCAGACCGTCAAATCCTCCGTGATTGGCATCATCGGCACCGCGCCGGATGCCGACCCGAACATTTTTCCATTGAATGAGCCGGTTCTTCTAAAAAATGAACCGCGCAAAGCCGCCGCCCTTGATGCGACCGGCAACGGTCTTGGCACCCTGCTTGATAATATGAACCTGATTTATAAACAGGCCGGGGCCATGACGGTTATCACGCGTGTTGAAGAAGGTGCAGACATTGATGCAACGCTAACCAATGTTGTCGGTTCGGCTTCCTCTATGAGTGGTGTCCACGCCTTTAAAGGGGCGCAAAGTGAGTTTGGCGTAGAGCCGCGCCTCTATATCGCACCGGGCTTTACCAGCCAGCGGCCCGGTGGTGCCAAAAACCCGGTCA